GCTTTGGGTGAGGCTGAACCGTATCTAATGAATGACGCTAGGTTGCAGGTCTGGGCATCTCTTTATGATCGTGCTATAGCGTCTATTTCTGCTGCTGACCAGTCAAGTGAGTACAGCGGTCAACCGATGGCAATGTCTTATAACGTGAGGTAAATTATGGCAGAAATGTCAAACTATCTTGAGAATGCGCTGATTAACGCTACTCTCCGTAACACCAGCTACACAAGCCCTGCGACTGTTTATGTTGGTCTTTATACATCTGATCCTACTGATGCGGATACTGGCACAGAAGTCTCTGGCGGCTCTTATGCTCGTCAGGCTGTGACTTTTGGCGCTCCTAGTAATGGCGTTAGCACCAACACGGCTGCAATCGAGTTTCCACAGGCTACAGGAACATGGGGAACAGTTGGTTGGATCGGTATCGAGGACGCATCAACTGGCGGTAACTTGCTGTATCACACAGCCCTAGACGCATCTAAGACAATCGCAACTGGTGATATTTTCAAGATTGCTATCGGCTCGTTGTCTGTAACGCTAGCCTAAATGTTTGGGATCAGTGCATTTGCTCAAACGCCATTTTCGTCCCTAATTGGGACTTCAATACTTGGCGCTGCGAGTATTGATGGCGTAGCAACAGTAAGTGCAACAGGTATTAGGATTAGGTTAGCGGCTGGATCAATTAACGGTACAGCCACAGTTGCAGCAAATGGCGGTATCTTAAATTTTGGTGTTGGAACAATATTTTGCAATGCAACAGTAACTGCTGACGGTGTAGCAATATTCAGTGGTGTAGCAGCAGTAAATGCAACTGCTACTATTAGTGCTAATGCAACAAAAGTACAATTTGGCAATGCTGCTGTTAATGGCACAGCGACTGTAACTGCAACTGGTATACGTGTTAGGACTGCTTCTGGCTCAATTACTGGTACTGCGACAGTTAGCGCCATTGGTGGTGTTGTTTATGAAGGCAATGCGTCGGTTAATGGGATTGCCACAGTAACTTGTTTAGGTAATGCGATATTCTCAGGCATTGGTTACGTTAATGCTCTGGCAACATTAACTGCAAATGGTCAGATAATTGGTGAGGAGTGGTCGGATCTAACCCCTGATGAAACTAATTGGACTGAGCAATCAGCAGGTAGCAACACATGGACGAATGTAGGAACAAGTAATGACACATGGACACCAGTTTCTGCCGGGTCAAATACTTGGACGAATGTAAACGCTGGATCAGATAACTGGATGAGGCAATAATGGCTCTTGTTTTAGCTGATAGAGTAAAAGAAACGACAACCACAACCGGCACAGGAACAATTACGCTTGCTGGTGCATCAATTGGTTATCGATCTTTTTCAGCAGTTGGTAATGGCAACACAACATATTACTCAATTGTCGGTCAAGGTAATAGCGAGTGGGAAGTTGGAATAGGCACTTATACTTCAAGTGGAACAACTTTATCAAGAGATACGGTTTTATCTTCTAGTGCTGGTGGAACAACTAAAACAAATTTTTCTGCTGGCACTAAGGATGTATTTGTAACTTATACAGCTACTAGGTCTGTTACTGTTGATGGCTCAACAGTTGACACATTTGGTTTAGGTGCTGCTCAAGGCGATATTTTATATGCCTCTGCCACAGATAATTTTGCAAGATTAGCAAAAAGTTCTACAGCAACTCGTTATTTAGCAAATACTGGAACTAGCAATAATCCACAATGGGATCAAGTAAATTTATCTAATGGAGTTACTGGAACTTTACCATTAGGCAATGGCGGTACTGGTCAAACTACGGCTCAAGCATCTATGAATGCTTTTGCTGGTTCAGTTACATCAGGCCAATATTTGCGCGGCAATGGTACTAATGTTGTTATGAGCGCAATTCAGGTTGCTGACGTACCAACCTTGAATCAAAACACCACAGGCACTGCTAGTAATGTGACGGGTACAGTAGCGGTTGCAAATGGCGGTACAGGTAGAACAACTAACACCGCATATGCAGTTATTTGTGGCGGCACAACAACTGGAGGAGCAGAACAATCAATTGCAAGTGTAGGAACAGCCGGACAGGTACTAACATCGAATGGCGCTGGCGCGTTACCTACATTTCAGGCGGTTGGTGCTGGTACTGGGCCAGCGTTTAGCGCTTATCAGAGTTCAGCACAAACACTATCAAGCGCAACATTAACAAAAATACAATTTCAAACCGAAGAATTTGACACAAACAGTTGTTTTGATAGCACAACAAACTATAGATTTACACCAAACGTAGCAGGTTACTATTTAGTTTCTGGTCATATACAGCCAGATGCTTTCTATACAGCAGGTATTCACGCAATCTATAAAAATGGGTCTTTATATAAATATGGCTCATATAATGCAAATGCTACTGGTGTAGCTCAACCTTCTGTTACTTGTTTAGTTTATTTGAATGGATCAACAGATTACGTTGAATTCTATGCGTCATTTACTACTGGTCAGGCAGCAGCTGCAACTTCTGCTTTTACTTGGTTTCAAGGGCATATGGCGAGGGCAGCATGACATTATTTGAGAAAATTATTGCCGTATATCCTGAACTTAAAATTAGTGATTTTGATATTTTGATGGGTTCTATACAACTGCAAAACGATGGTAGTGGTGACTACATAGCCAAGTGGGAGCATCCTACATTGACTCGCCCTACTGATGAACAGTTGGAGGCTAAATAATGTCAGTCTCAATTAACGGCGATAACGGATTAACGTTTAACGACGGTAGCAGCCAAGCGTATTTAAAGTGGCTTGAAGAAGGCAACGTACCGGAGCCAGCGGAGGAATAATGCAAAAGATTCTATTTGGTGAGTGGTTGCCAGATCAACCCGGCGTAACAGGTGCAGTAACAGACGCAAAGAACTGTTATCCAGTTGCTAATGGATATGCTCCAGTTAAGAGCGAGGCTGATTACTCTGACGCTGCTGGTGCTAATCTAATCATTACCTTTGCTGGCAAGTTTGACGGTGCTAGTACCTTGTTTGCAGCTAGTACAACCCAGATTTATAAGTTTGATAGTGCTGATGCTAGTTTAGATGCTGCTACAACTACTGGATATACAGCAGTTGAGGGATGGGATGTAACGCAGTTTGGCGCAAAGATGATTCTGGCTAATGGTCAGAATAAGTTGCAAGCATGGACTTTGAATTCGTCAACTAATTTTGCTGACTTGGCTGCTGCTGCTCCTATTGCTAAGTATGTAACAGTTGTTCGTGACTTTGTGGTTGCTGCTAACGATGGAACTGACACTAGTAAGGTTTACTGGTCGGATCTCAATGACGAGACAGACTGGACGCCGGGCGCTGCATCTCAGGCTGATACCCAGATTCTTCCTGACGGTGGTGACATTACTGGTTTGGCTGGTGGTGAGTACGGTCTAATCTTCTTGGAACGTGCTATTTACCGGATGAGCTACACAGGCTCACCATTCTTCTTTCAGTTTGACGCTATTTCTAGGTCTTTGGGCTGTATTTCTAACGGATCTATTGCACAGTACGGCAACCTAACGTATTTCCTTGCAGACGATGGTTTCTATGTTTGTGATGGTCAGTCAACGAAGAACATAGGTAGCGAAAAGGTAAACCGCTGGTTCTTTGATAACGCTATTCCGGGTGAGATATTTACTGGAATGAGTGCCACAGTCAATCCTGTTACCAAGTTAATAATATGGAAGTTCAATAATACATTTGGCGGTAACAGTATGCTGATGTACTCGATTGATCTTAACAAATGGTCATACGCAGATACGACAGCAACGTCAATTGCCTATGTATTAACGCCTTCAGCTACGTTAGAGCAGGTAGATAACTACAATTCAAGCATTGATGCGCTTGATATTCCGTTGGATTCACGGGTATTTGCTGGTGGACAGCTACTGTTTGCTGGTGTTAGCGGTCAGAAGATTATTGCTTTCTCAGGCCAGCCTAAGACTGCGAACATATCAACGGGTGATATTGATGTAGGCAGGTCTACGGTCATGCTGGCAAAGCCTATTGTGGACAATGGTAGTGGTTCTATCGCTGTTTCTAGCCGGGATAATCTTGCTGAACAAGTGGAATTTGGCTCAAATGTGGCTGCTGATGCAGAAAACCGTGTGAGCTTGCGGTCTAACGGTGAATATCATCGACTAAGACTGACTCCTACTGGATCTAACTGGAAAACTGCTGTTGGTTTAGAGTTTGACGTTGTTAAACAGGGTGATCGATGACTCAGTTTCGTACATTACCGCCATTTGGAGGAGATCCTCGTCAAGTTTCTGAGGTGGTTCGTGGGGTTATGGACGGAAAGACCAATAATACGGGTCGGATTACGTTAGCCACAGGAAATGCTACGACAACTACCCTCTATGACGAGCGTATAGGCTTTGACAGCCTGATATTCTTGGTTCCTGTGTCTAGTGTTGCTGAGGCTGATGCTGCTCCCTATGGTTCGTTTAGCAGGAATACAAGTCAAACAATTGCATCAGCAATGACTCCCGGAGTGATTGAATACGACACAACTGAGCTATCTAGCGGTATATATTTATCGAATAGCAGTAGGCTAAACGTAAGAAATAGCGGCACTTATAACGTGCAATTTTCTATTCAATTAGCTAGTGATAGTAGTGCTTTGCAGTTTGCTGATGTATGGTTTAGAAAGAATGGTACTGATATAGCTAGGTCAGGCTCAAGATTTGATTTGCCAGTGCGAAAAGGCGCAGGCAATCCTAGCCATGTTATTGGGACAGTTAATATTTTTGTTGAGTTAGTAGCTGGAGATTATGTTGAGGTTGCAGGATTAGTTTCGGATACAAGTGTATCTTTAGTAAGTTACGCAGCAACAACTAGTCCAAACAGACCAGTAATTCCTTCAGTTATCGTAACAATGCAATATATAACTCCATCAGCAACATCTAACGTATATGTTTCGTCACAGCAGCAAGGAAGTGCTACTCTTACACACTGGGCAAACGATACGGCAGACAAAACCTATGGTTACATTGTGGTGGGTTAATGGAGTTTAGGTACATACCTGTAGATAAACTTAGGGACTGGTGGCCTACAGTACGCCCCGGTTTAGATGAAATTAAAGGGTATAGCCCAGAAAACTGGATAGTAGAAGATGTGTACACAGACTGCTTTAACCAAAAAGCAATGCTGTGGGTAGGACTAGAGAATAACCACTTTAAGTGCTTCTTTATTCTACAACCTATGGGTGAAACAATGCACTTATGGGCTGCTTGGTCGTTAGAAAATAATTATCAAATTGTTGAATCTGGATTAAAATACATAAAAGACATCTGTAGTCAAGGTAATGTCAAATATCTAACTTTCTCTAGTCATCGTCGAGGATGGCAGCGTAGGGCGAAACAACTCGGTTTCCGTCCTAAACAATGGATTTGCGAGGTGTAATATGGGCGGTGGTGGCGGAACTCAACCTACAACAACAACGACGAGCATTGATCCAGCAATCAAGCCGTATGTTACCTATGGACTAGAAGAAGGCAAACGCCTTTACGAGTCTGGTACGCCTAGCTTCTTCCCCGGTCAGACTTACGTTTCTCCGTCTCAGGCTACTCAGTCAGCTCTCAATATGGCTCAGGAACGGGCTATGGCGGGTTCTCCGCTGGTTCGTTCAGCACAGCAAGAGCAACTAGCTACGATTCAAGGACGAGGCGTTAATCCATTCCTAGAGGGTGCTTTGGCTGGCGTTAAT